ACATATTCAAAATATGCACCAAATTACACAACAACAGCAAGATCCCAAAACACATCTAAGATTTTTAACTTTGTTGATAGTGTTGCACAAGGTGTAAAAAATTTATTAGGAGTTGAGGCACCAAGAGGAGGTGCATATATTGGTGATGATAGAGGTAATGATGTAAAATACGCAATGAATGACTTTAATGATAGACCTGTGAGAAGCAACTATTATTTAAGTCTATTATTTGATCCAGTTCAAGCACAGTTATTTCAAAGAAAAAGAAATTATTCTGATAACGGAAGTATAACAGGTAAATTAACATGGATTAGTAGAAATTCAAAAAATGAAAAAGGTGTTAACAACCAAGAATGGGGTAATCAACAATCAGATTTTGACGAGTCAGAATCAACATCTTTTGATTTTAGAGAGGATTCTATATTAGGTTATACTCAAGAAATTCTCGATTCATTACCATCAAATGGTGGTGAGGCTCGTTCACATGTTGCAAATGTAATAGACCAAACAAGTAGAATTTTTAGAGAAGGTGACGTTATGTTAAGTAAAGGTTCGGCTATAAAATATGTAGATAAATTTGGTGAAGAAAGTGGTGCGGAATTTTGTAGAGTTTGGACTAAAGATAGAGCGTATTTGAATTATTCGGATACGATGAGAAGAACACAAAATGTTAGAAAATATGATGATAGTGTTTTAGATAGAACATGGAATTTAAATATTGCACCAATTTCAAATGGTGGTAAAGATTTCACAGGATCAACAAATATTTTACCAAAAGGAGATGGATTTTATGCAAAGAAATATATGTTCTCTATTGAAAACTTAGCATGGAAAACATCGAATACACCGGGATTTGACTATAGTAGTTTACCGTATTGTGAAAGAGGACAAAACGGAGGAAGAGTTATGTGGTTTCCACCATACGATTTAAAAGTAAGTGAACAAAATAGTGCAAGATGGGAATCTAATACATTCTTAGGTAGACCCGAACCAATATACACATATCAAAACACCGAAAGAAGTGGTAGTATATCTTTTAAAGTCGTAGTAGACCACCCAAGTATTTTAAATTTATTGGTTAGAGAACACTTCAAAGGTATGAGTGATGAGGAATCGGAAAACTATATAAATGCGTTTTTTGCGGGTTGCGAAGAAATTGATTTTTATGATTTAATTAGAAGATATGCGACAATTACACCAGACGACGCAAAAAAGGTTAGTGATTTTTTAAACAAAAAAATTGACATTCAAACAATACAAAAATTTAAAAGTGTAACAACAGGTGATGTGGTAAAAAAAGAACCACCGGTTCTAAAGACACCTGAAACAGAAAAAATAAAATTAGATGTTAGTTTAAACTTTGCAAATGACTGGCCAAAGAAAACTGAGGGTGAATACAAAGGAACAAAATATTCTGTTTTATATAAAGAACAAGTCGGTTCTCCCTCATGGACAGGTGCAACATATAATGGTTTAACTACAGTATTAAATGAAATATTATCGGGTGCAACAACGTATAACACTGCTAATGCTATTCATGACAAAAAAGTATTATTTGGTAAAGATATTCCTACCGGAGAAACACCAACAATAATTACTCAATTAACCACAGATTTAACAAGAGAAATAAATGAAGCACAATCTGGTTATACGAAATATGATACAACATTAAAAACTTTAAAAACAGATATTGAAAATGGTTTAGTAAAAGATATTGTTATTGGTGTATTTTCTTCTTGTTCTGCATTAGCGGACACAGGTTACAATTTTAAATTGTCAATAAGAAGAAGTTATAGTGTTTTATTAGACGTTTTAGATACCATAAAAAAAGAAGGTGACGCTAAAACAATTTTAGATAAAAAATGGCCAACATCATTTACTGGTGAAAAAAATAGTAAAACTGAGGTTAAAGTGGATTTTACACTAAAAGATTTGGGTTATACGGAAATGGAAGGTAAGGTAACACTTGCAACAATTAGTGCGGGTGAAGAATTTATTAATGAACGAAACGAGAGATGTTCCACAAAAGAATTTAAATATGTATCGGGACCTAACTCTTTAAAATATCATGCACCCGTTGCGTTTGGGTGTAGACAATCGAGTGTTAAATTAGAGTATTCTAAAACACCAAAACAAGACCCCCAAACACCAACAGATCCGACAACTGATCCTACTATAAGAACAAGATTAGAACCAGACGGAGAACCAACAACACCGAAATCAAAAACACCACCAATTGATATAATGAAAAGAATCATTATGAAAACTCTTAGTGAGTGTTATTATTTTCAAAAAATTGAAGAGAATGACCCTGTTGTGTTTAAAACTTTAAAAGAGAAATTAAAATATTTCCATCCGGCGTTTCACTCAACAACACCTGAAGGTTTAAATTCAAGATTAACTTTTTTACAACAATGTATTAGACCTGGTGACACAATACCTGTAAAAGGAATTAGTGATGCATCCGATTTAAATGCAAGGAATACATCATTCGGTCCTCCACCAGTTTGTGTAATTAGAGTGGGTGATTTTTATCATTCAAAAATTATTATTCGTGATGTTAATATAACGTTTGATGAAAATACATGGGATTTAAATCCCGAAGGTATTGGTGTACAACCAATGATTGCAAACGTTTCATTACAAGTTAACTTTATAGGTGGACAAGGTTTATCTAAACCGGTTGAGAGATTACAAAACGCATTATCATCCAATTTCTATGCGAATACTGAAATGTATGATGAAAGATCAATACAATCTGAAGGGTTAAGAATTGGAGGAACAACCGCAGAACTATTCACAAAAGATTTTTTAGAAAGTTTAAATGATAAAGTGAATGCAGCACTTAAAGAACCCACAAACAATAATAGTGGTAATGAATTATCAAAAGGGTTTATTGGTTCACTTAATGAGTCAACGTCTACATTAAGATATGATGACCCATTAGTTAAGAAAATATATGAGGTAAGTGAAACATATTTTAACAATTATGAGACATTATATAATGTATTAGTTAAAGAATACGGACCATCAATATCGTCTATGTTGTTACATCCTAATTATAGAGACACAAAAATTTATGATATCTATGATACAACATCAGCAACACCGGGTACTTCAATAGAGTTATTTGGTGAATACCCAACAAATAGACAAGCGTCTTTTTATGTTAATGTTTTGAAGAGTAAAATGTTAAGTGTTTTATCGAGTGTTAACATATGTGAAATGATGTCATTGGACAAAGTATTACCACTTCCAAAACAGAATAAAGCAAATGAACTTTTACAACCATATTTCAGAAAAGTTATCGAAACTAAAATTAATTCAATAACAGAGAAGACACAAATTGGTGACTTCTTAAAAGTTAGAAATGAGGTTATTCAAACATTTGATAATCTAAATTTTCTTGTAAAATATGGATATGATGTTAAAACGGATGATGGTACAAAAGCAACTAAGGGTGAACTATCTGGATATACATATAATTTATTATATGATGAGTATGAAAACTGTGTAGACTATTTTAAAAATAATAGTGATAAACTATATGATGATTTAGATACATCTATAAATTTTAATTCTCCAACCATTACAACCAATACACTTTCTGAATTTTTATCTGTATTATTAAAGGAAACCGATAAAACAACCCCAATTATAAAGGGTGATAAAAGTTTTATGGATGTCTTTGCTGTCGATACAACAATATTTGATGCAAATACAATTAGGAAAATAGAAAACAAATTTGATTCTTTTATCAGTAAACCAATAAAAGATAAAAAATTCAAATTTAAAAAACTGAAGAAAAGAAGGAATGATAAAGAAATTTCATTTAAAGTTACTGAAAGTGATATAACAGATAATAATATCATTGAGGAAATTAAAAAATTAAAATCCTCAAAAGGGGTACCATTTTCAGGAAGTAAATTAAATTATTTTAGACCATGAGTAGGAATTATTTTGATAGATATCAGTTTTTTATTGATGACGGTAAATTTAGAATTGTACCGGGTATTGAAATTCCTATAAAAGGAACAGACAAATACCATACATATAAAAGAGGGAAAGACAGACTCGATAAACTATCACAAGAGTTTTATGGAACACCCACATTTGGTTGGTTGATTATGATGGCAAACACAACTTCAGGTACAAATGAATTTGAAATACCTGATAATAGTACAATAAGAATACCATATCCACTAACAAGCACACTACAAGATTATAAAAAGGGTGTAGAATTGTATAATTTATATTATGGCGAACAATGATTTATCAAACAGTGAAAATATATTAATTAAGACCGATGAAAATAATTTAATTTATGTCGATCCTAATAGTGTATTGGTAAATGGTGAAGTTCAGCCAAGAAGTGTTGCACAAGAAAAATTGGTAATGTATGTTAATCTTGAGGCGGACATTATTCCAAGAACAACATTAGCAACAGACGGAAATCCAAATTCCAATTCAACATTAAGAACGGTTGCAAAGGGAACATTAAACTTCCTATCATCACAAGTTGGTGATTCATCAAACCCCCAAGATAGAAACTTTAATACTAATTGGACGGATGCTTATTTAGAAACAAAACAAACTAAAGATAAAGATGGTAACCCCATCGGTGACCCATTCCAAAGTGACGGAAGTGGACAGTCGTTTGGTATACAGAGTATTTCGATACAAGTAAAAGGTGCGAATTTTATTCCACAAGTTGCAATTGACTTTGTGGATGTTAGAGGTAAAACGTTATTTGAATCACCAGAAAATTCACCATATAAAGCATTTTTTCATGTTCCTTGGCCAATATTTTATTTAACAATAAAAGGATATTATGGTAAGGCAATAAGATATAGATTACATTTAGTTTCTTTTAGTTCAAGATTCAATTCTAATACGGGAAATTTTGAAGTAAGTACCAAATTTGTTGGTTCTACATATGCGTTCATGAATGATATTCCATTGAAAGCAATTTTGAATAGTCCTTATATGTTCATTAGAACGGTAGAAGGTTCAGAAAAATTTAATGAAAGTACGGGTTTGTATGAAAAAAAGGCATTAAAATCATCAAAAGGTTACCAAATTCTAAAGTCTGTTTATTCTGAAATGAAACAGAAGAAACTTCTTCCTGAAGATTTTCCGGTTAAAACACTTAGAGAAGTTTGTGCAATTGCTTCTACTTTAGATAAAAAATTAGAACAACAAATATTCGACCAAGTAATTGACCCTAATGTTTTAGACGGACTTAGGGCTTATAGAGAAGAAATAAATAAGTTTGAGATAAGATTAAATGGTTGGAAAAATAAAAACTTAGATTTAACATTATATACCGACAAATTCTTTATTGATAAAGAACCAACCAGAGGTTATGGATTAAAAACCAAGAAAAAAGACGAGTTAATAAAAATTACAGGTGCAACTGATAGTAATACATTAGAGTATGTATTAGTAACTTTTTCTCAGGAATTAAAAAAGTATCAAAAAACATTTAATGATAATGTAAAAAAAGGTGAGGGTGCAGTTAATGTTAATACTAAAATTTTATCTAACACATTACCACCGGTAAAAAACTATTATGATACTTTAACTGACAACCCAAGTATTGTTTTTGTTTTATATGATAAATTAATTTCAGACGTTCAATCACTTAAAAAAACATTTTTTGAACAAAACACAAAAATTGAAAAAGAGATTGAAAAGAAAATGAACAACATAATCAAAAACCCTAAATTGGGTTTTGGATTTGAACCAACGGTTAGAAATTTATTTGGTATTTTAATGGCAAATGCGGAAGTGTATGTTAGATTAATGAAAGATGTACATAATGACGCTTTTAATTTGGCAAATGATAGAAAGACTGTAATTGGTAAGTTCTCAGACGAAACAGTTGGAGAATCAATTTATCCATGGCCTGAAATAAAGAGAGAAACACCCGGTGATAAACAGAGAGTTATTGCATACCCCGGTGAACCAGAATTACAGGATAAATTAAAATCTTATAATGGACTCTTATGGCCTGAAGTATCATTCCTTGAAGAATTTTTAGCAGTATCAACAAATGTAAAAGACCCTTTAGTTGAGAAAGAAGGTGGTGTAAATGATTTACAATATATTTTTGAAAGTGATCAAGATGAATCAAAAATCAAGGATATAAGTACTTTATTTAATGTACAGACAACAATTCCTTTTTCAAGTAGAACTCCCGTTTCATTTATTTATGAAATTTATGAAAGAGCAAAACAACTTACCTTAATTGATTCATTTAATTCTGCTTCTTTAAGAGAATTGGCGGATATAGAGTTTGAAACGATACAAAATGTTATTGGTGAGGATATTGATGTGTTAGATTTTTTAAAAACACAAATCAAATCAAAAGAGGATTTGGTTGATAAGATGCTTAAATTATCTCCATTTGAAAGATACAAGTATTATGAAGACTCATTACCAACAACTGAATATATTAGAGGAGTTTTAGATAGACCATTTAAAATACAACAATATAGACAATCTGAAGGTAAAAAATTTGACCTAACATCCTATTCAAAGTTGAGTGATTATATTTTAAAATATACACCTGAAAGTTATAGGAAGGATATATTTCCATTTAATTCTAAAAAATATCTTACATACATTGAGAAAAATAAGTTCACAGATGATGAATTCAAATTCCAAGGAATATTCAAAGTAGGTGAGTTAGATGAACTTATTTCTACACCATTAGACCCGATTGCTTGGGTAAAAAGTTTATATAGACAAAACAGTAATCTATATAATATGTTTACTCAACATTTGTTTATTGGTGAAAACTCTACAAGTATATTAAATACACCATATTTTCATAAACAATTATATACTGATTTTACTAAAACAACTTCATTTGGAAAATATGCAAGTTCTGCGTATTTGTTAATTAACTCATTACCTTATTTAGATTTAGAGGACCAAATAACATTTACAAGGACAGGAGAAAATTCCACACAACAAACTCTACCCCCAGTCAGAATGTCTTCTATATTCAGAGAAATTGGTGGAACACATTATGTACCATATCACTTAATAGTAAAATGGGGTTCAATATATCATAGATATAAGAAATACGTAATTGATGGTATTGATATTTTAACAGGATTTACCGCATCAAATAACAGTGCGGTTACAACAAATATTAATACAGGTAAATTCTTCAATAATAATGAGACAACATCACCATTCACCGCATTTACATTCAATTCAACAAATGTAGTTTATTCGAATAATAAGGATGTTGGTATACACCCATATTATGATGCGATTTATCACCAAGTTGTAAATGGATACAATCATTATATTGTTTCAAGTGGTAATACCTCTTTTTCAACTAACACCACAAACAAAGTAATTAATGGTAGATTTAGATCGAGAGAGAATGGTCTGAATTATTGGACTCAATATGTTGATAATTCTAAATTTGATACGGAAGATTTAAGATATACTTTATTACCAAGTGATGGGGACAATCAATATATTAATTTAAAAAATAGTATTAATGGTCGTGAACCATCTGATTTAGGTTTTACTGAAACTGAACAATATAATTTTAGAGTACTTTGGGAAGATGAATACATTAACGAAAGTTTCAGTGGAAAAACATTCTCATCTCCAACTGAATATACTCTAAGTTTGGGTTTAGACATTTATGAAATAAGTACTAACCAAAAAAAGGCATATGATTTAATCGCGACGTTCAGTCCACAAATTTTAGAAGAATTTGAAGATATATTCCTACAATTTAGTTCAGAATATGTTGACATTGAGGACCCCTATAAAAAATTTGATAATGTAAAATTTGATAATTTCCAACAATTATTAAAAGAACTTGTATCAGTAGAAAAAAAATCTGACGATGGTGCGGTAACCGAGGAGATTATTAATAAAATAAAAACAAGACAAACCGAAAAACTAAAAACATTAACAAAACAAATCACCGGCAACTCAAACTTATTGAAAATAACCTTAGGTAATCCTAAAGAATTAAATTCATATGTTCTGAGTGGTTATGTTGATGGAACGGAGACTTGGGAGGTGTTTAATAATACCACACAAAACGTTAATACAAAATATATTACATTATATGTTGGTGAGAATCCTGATAACGATATCACATATAAAGACTTTTTTAGTGTCTCAAATATTGCGTTGACAGAAGAAAATGTTCTTCTATTCAGACCGATTATTTTAATTTACGCGGGTTATAGAAGAAGTGGTGGTGTAAATACAAAAACTGCATTTGTTAAGTATCTTAAAGAAAATATTATTGATAAGGCAACAACAGAAAATGGTGTCGGTGGTTCGAATAATAGATTGAATGTTTTCTTATTACAATTAACATCAAGGTTTTCTAAATTACAAATAGACAAGAATAACGACTCATCGATTGATTTTGTTGATGGTTATAACAATAGACAAATTAAAGTTGAATTATATAATACCTTCAAATCATTTAATGATAAGTGGGTTGCAGGTAATTCTTTAGGACAAAGATTACTATTTGAAGAATTTTTGTTCTTAGATAGAGCAAATAGAGATATTGGAAGTAAGGCATATTTGAACATAAGCAAATTTGTTGATTTAGCGAATTCAAAAAATGATAAAACAAATTTATATTCGGCTATTGCAATGTTATTGAAGGATAGTGGTTTCGATATGAGAGCACTACCGGCGTATGTAAATTTTTATGGTACAAATTTATCAAATAGGTCAAAGATAACTCCGTCAAAGAGAGTAGCGGAAAACTTGTTTGGTACATTCTTAGACGTAGATTATGTAGAGTCATCACCAAAAATTATTGTACAGTATATTGGTCCTTCATCAAAAAGACCGGCCGATATGGATAAAGATAAAAACAAATTTAATGATGATAGTTTCGACATATCAAACAGAAATAAAAATCCATTAATTGTTACTTTACCTGAATTATACGATGTAGACCAACTGAGTAAATCAAATAAAGTGGTTGCATTTGAAGTTAGTTTCGGTGACCAATACCAAAATATTTTTAAAGGTGTTACTCTCGACCAAACGACTCTTAAAAATACATCAGAGTCTTTTGTTGTTTTAGAAAATTTAGCAAGGTCTGAGTCAGGTGCGGGTGCATACAACGTCGATATTAGTTTATTTGACTATTATAAACAAGCATCGTATTCTTGTGATGTAACTTGTATGGGTAATGTCATGATTCAACCAACTATGTACTTTTATTTGAAAAACATCCCGATGTTTAGAGGAACCTATTGGATTACTGAGGTTAGTCATAGTATCAGAAATAATAATATAGAAACATCATTTAAGGGTACAAGAATACCGGTTGCGGCGTTACCTGATCCTGAAGATTCATTTGTATCAAGTTATAAGTCTTTATTGGATAAGATAACAAATGCGGCAAGAGCAATTGTTAAAAAATCAAATGAATCAACTACAACAAGTACAACCGAACAAACTATCAGAACAGACTTTGGAAACTTTGTTACTGATATGGGAACTACCAAAATTAACGGTGAAGAAATAATTCAAACTGCTGGAATCAGTGAATTTGGTATACCGTTTAACGGATATGGTAATGAGAAATACATACAAAAAGTTATGTATAAAAACTCTAAAGGTCAAAATACGGTATGGTTTAGAGCGAAAGTTGTAAGAATGGGTATGGAATCAAAGATTTATACCATAACGGATGCAACACATATGTCATTATTGAGTAGACTTAGAAATACTGAGAATGTTAATTCTAAAGGTGAAACGGGTCTACAATGGGAAGAATTAAAGGCGTTATCAAATTCCCACTCTTTCTATTCAACCAAGTTTCAGTTCACAAATAGTGTAACTGCGGATAAAATTATAACGGGGAAAACAGTTTTCTTAAATCCTAATAACAATAAGGAACTTACTTTGAACCCAATCCATGATTTGGATAGAAGGGTACAAACATTAAATGTTTCGGGACCCGTGAATGTTGGACCTTTTATTGACGGATACGGTATCGGCCTATCGAATAAATTAATGAAGGACCTTGAGATTCAAGAAGACCAAATCGTATATTTTAAAATAGAATAAGAATATTAATAATAAACGGGATATTTATATCTATAAGCAAAATATTATGGATAATAATAAATTAAAAAACACAATGGATCAATTTCTAAACCAAAAACAGGTTAGAAATATATCTAATGATGGTATGGAAAGAGAAGAGTGTGATTTACAGACCGGTGAGTGTTATGTAATCAGATCAAAAGACGGTATCGTAGAAAGAATTAATAAAAAATACATTACCGAAGACGGTAGACAACTTTTACAAGATTAAAGCCATGAGTTTAGAAAAAAAATTACACGAAGAGTTGAATAGATTCAAATCTATCAACAGATACGGAAAGAAAATGATTATGGAACAAGATGTTCCACCGGCTGCACCTCCAATGGATGCACCCGCTGATTCAGCACCACCATTACCTGGGGGTGATGTTCCGCCAGCACCAGGAGGAGATGTTCCACCGGCTGCACCTGCGGCACCTGAAATGGATTCAACAGAAGAGATTGATATTACCGATTTGGTTAATATGACCAAAAGTATCAAAAAGGACTTGGATGATAATAAAATGGAAAACGATGGTGTTATCAATAAAATGGATGACGTGTTTACCAAATTATCTGACTTAGAAAGTAAATTGGCTCAGATGGACCAAGTAATGTCAAAAATTGATCAGTTGGGTTCTAAAGTTGAAACTATGAAAGAACCAAGTGCACAAGAAAAATTGGAAATGAGATCATTAGATTCATATCCATTTAGTCAAAATCCACAACAATTTTTCGCAATTAAACAAGACGAAATGAGACAAAGTGGTAAAAACGAATATGTTTTAACTAAACAAGAAGTTGATGATTATTCAAAAGACACGATAAGAAGTTCATTTAACCCAGAACAACAAGAAGATGAATTTAAATTCTAATGTAAACTTTTTCTTAGGATTACAAGTCCAAATGAAAGTAAATCATTGGCAAACAAAAGGTTACGCCAGACATAAGGCGTTTGGTGAATTCTATGACGTAATGGATGGTTTAATTGATACTTTTGTTGAAAGTGCAATGGGTAAGTACGGAAGATTTGTACTTGAAGATGAAACAAAAAATGTCCAAATTAACAATCTTTCGGATATTGATATGAAAGGTCTCATTAACACCGTTAGAGAGGCACTTGTACAAATAGAGTTAGATGAAAAAGATACTGACTTATTGAATATTAGGGACGAAATGATTGGAGAAGTCAACAAATTATCGTATCTTCTTACTTTAGAATAAACAGAAAAAAAGATTAAAAAAAGATTAACCCGGATTTTTTAATTCGGGTTTTTTTATTTATATTTTTAGAACAATGATATTATCAATTTAAATTTTATTTATTATGTCAACATTTGATGCAGTACTAGCACAGTACGAAAAAAGTAAACAAGCCACAAGTGGCAACGCAAACAAAGTCTCACAAGAAGACAGAATGAAAAAGTACTTTACTACGGTTTTACCGAAAGGTTCTCGTGGTGAGGAAAGAAGAATCCGTATTCTACCAACTAAAGACGGTGGTTCACCTTTTGTTGAGGTGTATTTCCACGAAGTACAAGTTGATGGAAAATGGTTAAAACTTTATGACCCAAAACAAGAAGGAAAACGTTCACCTTTGAATGAGGTTTACCAAAGTTTAATGGAAACAGGAGTTGAATCAGACAGAGAATTAGCTAGACAATACCGTTCTCGTAAATTCTACATTGTTAAGGTTATTGACAGAGACCATGAAGAAGATGGTGTGAAATTTTGGAGATTTAAACACAATGCCAAAGGTGATGGTGTTTTAGACAAAATTTTCCCAATCTTTAAAAACAAAGGTGATGTTACTGATATTACCAAAGGACGAGATTTGATCCTATCTTTAGGATTAACTAAAGCGGGTACAGGTAAAGAATACACATCAATTAATTCAGTTATCCCTGAAGACCCAACACCTCTTCACGAAAACGAAGAAAAGGCAAATGAGTGGGTAAATGACGAATTGACTTGGTCAGACGTATATTCTAAAAAAGGTGAAGATTATCTTGAAATTGTTGCAAAAGGTGAAGTTCCTAAATGGAGTACCGATAGTAACAAATGGATTTCAACTTCTCAATTAGAAACACAATCAGAAGAAACAATTGCATCACCAAAAAAATCTGCTCCAGTAGTTGATCCACAAGAGGATGATGAAGTTGATGAGGACCTACCATTTTAATTGGTAAAACAACCGGGGTTCGGAGATAACGTCAAAGGCCCCATTTTTAAATTTATTTATTATGGCAATTAAGAAAAACGATTTCAGTTCAATAAAGAAAAAATTCTCTAAAGAAGCTGAATATAAAGCAGATAGGTTCTTTGATTTGGGTGATGCATTTTTGGATGCAACAGGTATTCCTGGTCCTGCTATTGGTCACCTGAATATGTTTTTGGGACATAGTGACACGGGCAAAACAACTGCACTTGTAAAGGCTGCAGTTGACGCGCAAAAAAAAGGAATTCTACCTGTTTTTATTATTACAGAACAAAAATGGAATTGGGACCACGCAATATTGATGGGTTTCAATAAAGATGATGACTTTTATCTTTTCAATAGTGATTTTGAATACATTGAACAAATTACAGAATTTATCAATGATGTATTAGATGCACAAGAGAAAGGTGAAATTCCTCACGATATTCTTTTCCTATGGGATTCTGTGGGTTCCGTTCCTTGTAAGATGACTTACGAAGGTAAGGGAGGTAAACAACACAATGCGTCAGTATTGGCGGATAAAATTGGTATGGGACTTAATCAGAGAATTTCAGGTTCTCGTAGAGTTGATAAACAATACACAAATACTTTAATCATTGTAAACCAACCATGGGTAGAATTACCAGACAATCCATTTGGTCAACCTAAAATTAAAGCAAAAGGTGGTGAGGCAATTTGGTTAAATTCAA